TATATGTTCTCCACGTACACCTTGTACATTGTTTAATAGTTTTGGATTTAAATCTACATTTTCTACTAATACTGTTTCTGAGTCTGGAAGTTTTAATTCATAATCATTTATTTTTTTTCCATCTTTATTAGCTTTCTCTATTTGTTTTATTCTTTTTTTATACGCACTTTCTACTTTACCTTGTCCATATGTACGTTGAAAGGCATTATCCCATCTATCACTATTTGAAATTTTAATAGATAGATTATCTGGTACTTTAGCTTTTCTTGCAGCTTTAGCAGCTAACTTAGCTAATTGACTTGCACCTATTACTGCTGCTCCTAGAGGTGCACCAGCTCCTGTACCCATCATTACAGCACCTGTGCCTGTACCAATATCTCCTGCAGTACTAATACCTTTTAATAATGCATCCATGTATCTTTTATTTTTTATATCTTCTGAGATAGTTGGTTCTAAATCTGATGCTCCAACTTCTCTAGCTATATCAGAACCGGGAAGCATTTGTGCTGAAAATAATCCTATGTTCTTCAAATCCTGTTTTGTTAGATTTGAAGTTGTTTGATCACCTATACCATATTTAAGTGAACGTAACCCATCAGCCATTATATTGCCCTTTGCTCGTTATAATTATTATATGG